TGTATTTGGTGATAAGGAATCCTTAAAAGTTCCACCTGCATTAGAAGTCCAGTTCGCAAAGTCTACAGACGTATTAGCGTATATTGGAACAATTGACCCTGCTTTGAAGAATCCGTCTCCTCTACCGTTAACTACTGTTAAACTATACGTTTGTTCTGGAGGTGTGCCTACCGAATTGTTTCTTGAATAATCTCCCACGAAATCACCATGCCAAAATGTTACACCACGGTTAAACATATTCTTAATATTCTGTATATGCTCATCGTTACAATCTCCAATAATTTTAGCGTTAACTGTTTTAACATAGTTCCATGAAGGGCGACCTGTAATATTAGGAACTTTCACCTTATTTACTTTGTATCCGAACGTACTAAAGAAATTGTCAATTGTTTCAGCATAATCTTTGGTTATTGACATTTCCTTTGCGATAAAACCATAGTTACCATACATTAACTGGAAGTTTTCTCCTGCCGCATTTCCTCTAGCTTGAGTTGGTGTAAAGGAATGTTCAATTCCTCCCATCATAGTATCAGTAGCTATTTTTACAGCGCTGTTGGCAAGATTAGCAATTCCAACTGCCGCTCCTCCTGTAGCCGTCATTACTCCACTCCGTACAACTGCCGACGACATAGCCATTGCATTTGTTACTTGCTGTTGAGATACCCAGTTAGCATATGTAGGATTTACCCATGCACATATCGGAAAGTTACCGATTGAGATACCTTCATCAAAGTTAGCGCCTAACCCCTTATAGCTTTGAGGCCAACACCATATTTTTCCATTCGGAGATATACTTCCCATTGTGCGCAATTCTCCTGCATCAACATCCCAAAACTCATAGCGGAGTGTAGCGTCACTTCCTGCTTGATTACTTAAAGTTACATAGCGGAATGGATAAGTATAAAGCTTGTTATTCTTAGGTGTGTAGCCATTTAAACTGTGAGTATTAGGAATATTCCATGCCGATGATGGAGCCGCATTTCTTTCCAACTCTTCCATATCTTCCTGATTAGGAGATACAATTTCTTTTGGTAACATAAATACAATTACTACGGCTTCAACTCCACCGTGCTGTGCTAACATATCAAGCATAGCCCCAAACGATGAAGCAGACGAGTAGCAGAAGAATCTTAAACCAGAGAAGACATTACCATAATACCTTCCACCAACTACAGTTCCGGGCCTTCTTAAATCTGTTGTAGCCCCTGCCACAATCCACCAATCGTCAAAGTACCTTTCAGTAACCGCGTTGCATACAAAGTCACCTAGAGATAACCCTTCATCGATTAAGTTTTCACCGATAGCATCATTGTTAACGTGTTCTCTCTCAACAAAGCATTCTTTTACTTGAACGTTGAACATGAACGTTTGCCACGAGTCAATCTGAAAATATATTCTGGTTAATCCCTCACTATAATATTCTACTCTCAATATGAAGGCATAAAACCATTTTGTGTTAAAAGCCTGATTCTGATACATTAAATAATTACATTCATACACATCATCATATTTAGCCGGATAATCTACATATAGTTCTTCTCTTTGATATGTAAGTTCATTTGCGGTAAATTTAGCTTTTGATAAAAAATAAGAAGTTTGATCTGCAGCTGTATCAAATGTTAATGTATCAGAATATGAATTATCCAACGGTACGCTTTTGAGTAAGCGTACCGTTGTCATTGGTTCAAATGACATATCAATTCCTTTCTATCCTACTGCTGTTAATTTACCTGTTCCATTTGCCCTTAAAATAAGCCCTCTTGTTTCACCGTATAAACATACGGTACCGTCATTTAATTTAGCAGGATAAATAGTAGCTATGCGTTTCCGTTTTGGTCAACTGTCATTCCGTAAATTGTAGCCATAATTCATCACTGTTCTGCACTCCCTTCAAGTGCACTATGTTAAAGACACCGTAGCCGTTCCTGTCTTTGCCGGGGCAGTCTTGCTTGTTGCGGTTACAGTTAAAGTATCTACAGCGATTCCTGCCTTTACAGTAAGTAAACCATTTGCATCAATAGAAGCATTCGGGTCTGTAGTAACTGACCACGTAACATCAGGAGAAATAATTCCTGTACCCTCAACTGTAGCCGCAAACTGAATTGTGCCTCCTGCCGCTTTTGTAAGAGAAGCTGTTCCCGGAGTGACCGTTACACCTGTTACAGTTGGAGCCTGTGTCGTAAATGCAATTGCATTTTTGAACGGCGAGTAAGAGAGTGTCTCCCAGTGGTGAAGGAAATAGTTCCAATACAGCCTTGCACCGTTGTAAACTTCTGTCATAGCAATATAATTATCAAATACCATGAACCACTCCCGGTCAGCAAGTATTGCTACTACTCCGTCTGCTTCAAGACCACCAAAATCATCTACAATGACTCTTCGTCCGATGAAATCAGCTTTATCCATATTGAATGCAGAAGCCAAAACCTCAACATCAACAACAGCCGCAAGGCGGGCAAGGATAAAGATTACCTGATCTCTTGTAGGTGTGTGAGTTGTTACTCCCATGAGATTGTACTTGTCACTCATAAAGTTTAAGTTAAGACTCCACTCACGGAATGAAGTCATAGCTTTCTTTCCGGTAGTATCATCTGTTGGGTCAGGGATCGTTACTGGATAAAGGGCACCTCTGTTTCCTGCTTCATTGAATACGTTTTTCATGAGCGAAAACTCGTCGTATTCGTCAGACGTGTAAACAGCCTCGATGATCTTACCGACTAAATCTTCTACTCCCTGATAGGATAAGAAGGCCGCTCTTAAATCATCATTGCTGATTGTTACTGGGTATTTATCTTGTCTGTTTCTGGTGTGGAATACTGCCTTTACGTCTGGAAGCCTTCTCTGATATAAATCCTGACAGTCTGTCTTTCCTTCTGCGCTTACCTGATAATATGGCTCTGCCTTAATGATGTTTACAAAGATTTCCTCGACTGTTTCACCGAGTGTAACCTCACCTCGTTTGAATTCTTTCAGAGGATTGTTATACATGCGGCTTGTAATAATAACAAGGCCGATACGGTTAACAAGTGCATTTAAGAATTCATTTGCGTGTGCTTCAAATTTTAAAATAGGATTACCGACTTCTGCGATATTTTCCTGCGTGGCTACCGGGACTCTGTCCTGATAAGCCTGACTGGCTTCTGATCTGATTACGTTTAAAATGGCCATTCCTTTAGGAACTGTGCTATACTTAGCGGCGGCCTCATTTGGTTTAACTGGCATTAATTAGCCCTCCCTTTCTTCCCATAAATCGTCAAAGGATTTTTCAGCATCATTGTCCTGCCTGATGTCCTTATCCTGTCTTTCTTCTGTGGTGTCTAAATCTTTCCTTGCATCTCTCATCATGTAACGACGATTGTCTTCTTTTAAGCGGTTCATTTCAGCAATTAAATCGTCATAATCTGCGTCGTAACGGTCTAATTCCCTTTCATAGTAATCGTATTCTCTTCTTAATCTGTCAAGCTTCTCGTTTACATCATCGTCCGGATTTGCGTTACGAATTTCCATCAATAACGCTTCTCTGTCCTCTGGGCTTAAGCGCTCCTCGTCGTGGTAATATCCGCGCTCTTCCATTCTGTCTTCTCTTGCGTCGCGTTCTAATTCACGATCAGAGCGTCTATCATTTCTTTCTTCTCTGTCTCGTGTTTCCCTACCGTCTTTCTTATCGTCTTTTCTCTTACGATAATCTTCACGTTCGTCAAAATCTCTGTGCGCTCTGGAAGACCAACTTCTGCTTCTTGCAGGCATATTCTTTACCTCCTTATTTTATATTATTTAATCCAGCCTTACGGATAATCGATGGATAATCCCTATCGGTCTGGTTTAAATCTACATAACCTGTGACACCTTTCATTGTGCCTTTATCTGTGATCTGTATCATATGAGCATTATTAAAATAAACTGGTCTGTCATAATCAGCAAGCCACATATCAAATCTGTCCCTTAAATCCTGCGTTGTTTTTCTAAGCATATAGTCTTTGTTTACATAGAATGCGGCATAGTAACCAGATTTTTCAACTTCTGTACAAAACGCGGTTACGAATTTACAATATGTTTCACGTGAAACATTTACGGTATGATCTTCTGCGTATTCCTCTGAATCGTATTCAAAATCAAAATAAATGGGAAGTTCTATTAAATGTTTCTGTGCAAACGCTACAGCTTTTCGCGCTTCATTCCTGCACATTTCTTCTGTATATGCATAGCTAAACCAGTAGATTCCAATTGGTATATCAATTGAATTGCATTTAACACAATTCATATGAGCGTATGGGTCAATATTGCCGCTTCCGTATCCTGCTCTAATAATTGCAAATTCTACTCCGTCAGCTTTAGCCGCTTCCCAGTCAATTTTCTTGTTCCATTTAGAAACGTCAATTCCTGTTTTCATTGCTTTACTCCTTATCAAGTTTGTCTAAAAGCTTCTGCATTACCAACGTGTTATTGTTGAGGGATTCTGACATTTTATCTGTCTCCGCTTTGTGCTGTTCTGACTGTTTCCAGTTCTGCCAAAATAGCGCGGCACATGCTACAATTGGAAAACCTAATGATCCAATTGCAGATACAATTGCATTAATATCCATACTCTTTATCCCTCCTTCCGTACATATGCTCTATTTCTTATTATATTATACCACAAATACTTGAAAAAATCAACAAAATATGTTATAATAAATTAGGAGGATTGCACAATATGAAAGCACCTGAATATTATGACGGAACAGAATTATTGTCTAAATTGGATATAAATGGTGAAAAACCAGAGATATATTTATGCACAAGTAACAGAACTGGTGGTAAGACAACTTACTTCAATAAAATGAGCATAAACAAATTTAAAAAAGGACATGGTAAATTTTTACTTACCTATCGTTATAGTTATGAACTATGTGACTGTGCAGATAAGTTCTTCAAGGACATTGTTAATTTGTTCTTTCCTCATGATGAAATGACAAGTAAGAGCCGGGCTAAAGGTATCTTTCATGAGTTATTTTTAAATGAAGAATCATGCGGATACGCTGTTGCTATCAATGCGGCTGACAATATCAAGAAATATAGCCACGTATTTAACGACGCTAATTGGCAGATATTTGATGAGTTTCAGAGTGAATCTGGTAGATACTGTCCCGATGAAGTGAGAAAATTTATTTCCCTTCATACCTCTATAGCTAGAGGTAATGGACAACAGTACAGGAAAGTTCCTGTCTATATGATCGGTAATCCGGTTTCCATTATTAACCCTTATTATGTTGAACTGGGAATCAGTGAACGGTTGAGAGATGATACTCGCTTCTTACGAGGTGATGGGTGGGTACTTGAACAAGGTTGCGTAAAGAGCGCAAGTGAGGCACAGAAGGAAAGCGCATTTAATAGAGCTTTTGCACGAAATGATTATGTAGCTTACTCTGCGGAGTGTATCTATTTGAATGATAGTAAAGCTTTTATTGATAAGCCAACAGGCAAGGGTAGATATTTAGGCACACTTAAATATAACGGTGTGAACTATGGGCTTAGGGAATTTTCAGAAGATGGATTTATCTATTGTGATGATAGACCGGATTTATCTCACCCATTAAAAATTACTGTAACAACAGCTGATCATGAGGTGAATTATGTAATGCTCACTCGTCATGATTTGTTTATTGATAGCATGAGATATTTCTTTGAAAGAGGCGCTTTCAGATTTAAAGATTTGAGGTGCAAAGAAGCTGTACTTAAGGCTTTATCATATTAGGTATCTGCTTAGGTCACTCATATCGAATCATACGGAGAGCACGGCCTCAAAACCGCCGTAATGATTGTTCCACAAGCTAGTGCGCGTTATGGGAACTTAAGTGTTAGATATATTAAGAGGAAGGGTTAACCTTCCTCTTTTCATTACCAAAATATATCAATTTTATGTGTATATGGGTCATGCTTAACATCATAACCTAGTTCAATTAATTTATCATGCGTTGTTTTTGTTATAGAATTAATTGTTATGTAACCTCTTCCATTATCACACGCATCTATAATTAAGAACTCGATCGCGTTTAATGCAGCAATTAAATCATATCTTTCCCTTGCTTCTTTTGCTGTTATCATATTTTACCTCATTTCATAATCACAATCTACAAGTAATATTCCACCACGAATTCGCTTTGGTCTCAATTTTCCTGCTAACTTTAAACCTACTTTAAAATCGGCTATGCTTCTTTCTCCTGATTCAATCGATTTAACAAATGTGTCTTTACATTTTTGTGGCATTCCCGCACACTTTACATTGTAATATGGTTCTGATATTTTCTCTCCGTCTTCATGCGTGACATGTTCAATATAAGTTTTCTGTCTAGTGAAATACGAGATATCCCAGTTAGACTCAAGCTTCCATGCACAGAAATCGGATTCATGTACTCTGATTCCTTTAACCTCCGATGGTAATAAGTCACAATGAATTGAGTCTGTGTCTGCATAAATAAACCCTCTTTCATTTATTCCGTGATAGTTAAGCTGTGCGGCACGTATGGTGAAGTTTCTTGCATAACTAGTTATGGCTGATCCTACCGGAATATACCCTGCTTTTTTGTTATGCTCTGGTACAAGTCTAAATCCGAGTGAACCATCTTCCTTTTCAAAGGCCACTTTGAACGATGAATCTTTACTTGAAGCCATTTTACCATATAGATTGTTAAGAAATAGTTTTGCTAACTCTCGCCTTGCACCTTTGCTATGCACCTTCATTTCTTTGTACTTATTGATATAATCATCAAAGATTCCGATCTGTGCGTAAAACCAACAACCGTCTAATATCTCACAATCTACTAAATCGTAATGCTCCTGCATAAGTTTAAAATCTGTCATGGTAAGTACAAACTCTTGACATGCTGTCTTCACGTTTCCTTCTAAATCAATATATTGTGATGAATATTCCCCTGTTTCCTCATTGTAAATATCACTTGTTTCTAAACATTCATTTCCCTGATAAAGATATGAACTCTTAATCTGAATAAATGGTAAATGAGTTGGCTTTACATAGAATCTGGTTTTTATTCTCACAAAGTAATATTTATTATTGCCTCGTGCTGTATCTGGTATGTAATTTCCTTTCCAAAAGCAAGGCTTTCCAATTGGATATATATTTCCGCTTTGACTATGCATCATAGAAGGATATAAAGAATTAACGTCTGCTGTGACTCCATTGTGATATATTTTATTTTCTTTCCCTTTTACTACGTAGCACCACCCGCCGCGATATGATCGTCTTATATAGTCTCCTGCTGTTGGGTATCTATATTCAGGTGGTAACTTTATTTCGTACAAATCAGGAAACATTGTATTATAATCCTGTTGATCATAAAGCTTCTTAAATTCTTCTAAGCAACATGAACCGATTGTAAGTTTCTCGTGCCCTTCCTGAAACATAATCTCTAAGGCTTCTTTTACTACCAGTGTATCATTTGCTATATATTCTCTTTCTTTGTCAGTAATTTCACAGCCTGCATATCTAAAGCCTTCATAGTCCATATTAAGTTTCTTATGCTTTGTGGCAAATGACTGTCCAATCCTTTCTACTGAAAAAGGTAAAAGTTTAAGTGAGTCTCTTAATTCAATGATCTTATCATTTACCTTAATAGTGATTGTATACCATTGACCTTTGTCTGATATGGAATATTTAAAAGACTTATTAGGCATATCCTTTTCTTTCTGCCATGCCACCAATTCAGGGTTATCTTTTGACAATTGTGTATACGCTTGCTTAAATTTCAAATCACAAATCAGATAAGAAAGCCAAAATGAACCATCAAATTTTAAGTTATGGTAATACGCACAAATGTTTGCGTTTAAAGATACAAAATAATCAAACTGTTCCTCTATTGAATGAAAAATTTCTACCTTTTCTGTAAACAATTCTACACAAGCCGCCGCCCATACTTCCGTATTTACCTGTCCTTTATAAACTGTTGTTTCAAAGTCTGCCGCTAAATATCTAAATTTTCTGATTTTCATTTCCTCCATTACCATTCCTCCCATGTTTCCACTTCCTCGAAAGCGTCAGTAAGTTCCTGCTTTTCTGTTGGAGTCATAGGTAAGTAATCTAACATATCAGCCATGAATGTATAAATGCGTTCACTATATGCTACTTGCTGATCAATTAAAATTCCACTCGCTCTTGCAGATTCAATCATAGTAGCTACGGCTGTTCTTCCTTTTTCAGATATTAACCTATCAAGCCACGGCAAGATAACAGGAGCGGCAGATTTAGGATAATGCCTTACTTGTGCAATAAAATTTCTGATTATGATATCTTCCATGGAAGGTAATTTTTCTTCAACTTGTTTACGCTTCCTTGATTCAGCAGGAGTTGCTTTCTTTTCACGTCTAGTTTCAGCGGCTTTCTGTGCGGCTAATTGACGTTCTAATCTACGCGCTTCTGTACCTGTTATAATCTCTCCAGTTTCTTCAATGACTACTCTTGCTTTAACATAAATCGATGATGTAGGAACTTTGCGTAAACGCTCTAAACTCTTTCGAGTTGGCTTCTTAACTTTAGTTGGTAATGGATTTTCTTCAAAGAAATACCCACGCTTTTCAGCACGTTTTACCGCTCTTTTTAAGCGCTCATATTCTTTTTGATATTGAGATTTAATTGTAGGTCGTTTTGTCGTACTGCTTACCTCCGTTTGATGAAAGAAAAGGGCTCTTACGAGCCCTGATATTTATACGATTGTACAGGTTATGAAATTTCCGGAGAAGTTCTTTGATGGTTTGGTGTAAACCCTTAATGACCATGGCTCCTGTTCGTCTTTCATATCTGCATAAATGTCAATGAATGAATCATGAAGTGACTGACTGCCTGTTACGTAGTAAGTTCCGTTCTTATCAATAAGTACTGTCTGTGTATATTCTCCGCTTTCTGCTTTTGGATTTTCAACAGACAATATAGCGAAACCTTCTACATCGATGATTACATCACCTGTCTTTACAGCGTCATTCAATAATACCATTGCTGATGTGTCTTTTACTTTGATTTTCTCTCTTGCTGTGAATTCCTTGCTTCCGTCGATGATTGTTACTTTGAATCTTTCCATGTTTGTTTCTCCTTTTCTCTCATTTAATTTGTTAAGGCGGTGTAATTAATAGTTATGTGAATGAGTTATTCCTCAATTTCACCTTTCTTAAGCGGCTCCAGTTCTTCACTGTTAGCCATGAACGTACTAAGCTTCATACCGTAACGTTTCTCGTTAAGCGACATTCCAACTACATGTACCGGGCGAACGTTTTCAGCGTAATTCGCTGTCTTCTCGATCTGTGCAAGCACTTTCTTTTCAGGCTGTTCTGTGTAATCTCCTGCTAAAGTAAAACCTAAATTAAGCGGCTCTGCTGTCTCTGTGTTGAGACATAATACTTCTACTGTTG